GTACATGGCGACTTCAAAGGAAAGGCCGCTGCGGGGGTCAGTGATTGTAGTGCGATCTGCCGCCATATCACCTTCTGCCGGAAGAGCAGGCATACGGGTTGCCAGCACAATAGCCGACCGGGCAAAGGCCATATTTCTGTTGCCCTGAGCCTGAAGTGATATAGCGGGTGAAGTAGAGCTGTCGATTGCTACCAGCAAACCGGGTTCGGCAATGGTAATTGTGCCGCCATCAGAAATATCAGTGTCACCACTGGCTACAACATATTTGTTATCATCACCGACAATAGTGAGTATGTCGCCGGCTAATACCGTTCCTGATCCTACGGAGGCCAGCGTCAAAACAGTGTCACCGACGGCATACGCAGCAGCGTCGAGCGTTCCGCTTGCTTCCGTTCCGGCTGCGGGCCGTTTAATCTGTGCCGATTCACGGATTTGCTGCCCGTAAATGTCAATCAACGTCCCTTGAGTCAGCATGTCGCCGCCCTGCACAGAAGTTAAATTAGCCAAGGTGCGAAGGGCCGCACCTTCGGTCGTACCGATAACCATCTTCAATTCAGACAGTGGCGCTCCATTATCCGCTAATATCTTACGGACATTAGCCGCATCGGCAAAGTTGGTACTGAATAACGTAGATGAATTGGCTGTAATTGCGCGTGATCCATATTTATACAGCCCTGCCAGATCGGCTTCAATCAGGTTACAAAGCGCCCGCATAGCCTGGGCAAACTGATCACGCCGGATATTGGTTACACCGGGGCCGCCGTTATTCATCTGCAAAGACTCTTCACCCTGCCAACGGACAGGAACTCTTTTGGCTTTGGTAATTGCCAGGGAAATATTTCCGATGGTCTGTTCGCCGTCATCAGGCATAGCGTTCGACGGGGTGATATCTCCGGGCACTACCGCCGGGGCAACATGTGCATAAACAACCTGCCCGATTGCCGCCCGGGCAAGCTGACTGTCGCGCGTTACGGCCGGTATTAAACCAACCAATTCCCTTGAAACGACGTCAAGGGCCTCGTACATATCAGGAATTAAATTTGTTAAAGTGTTTCCAGAACTCATATTGATTCTCCTTTTTTTAAGTTATTGGCCAATAAAAAAGGCCATGCTAAAAAGTTATACCCTTTAGGCACGGCCTTACCGTTTTGCGTGCTTTCCCTCAGAAAGCCTTGTGTTTTTAAAGAGCTATTTATTAGTCTGTTAAAGTTCCGCCGCTTTTGGAAAATTCAACCTTTTCCGCTGCGCCTAACGCATCAAAAGCAGTCCTTGTCATCGTCTTTGCATTTTGTTTGCCTGATCCGCCGCCCTGAGCGCCGCCGCCCTGATTGTTGGGAGCCGCAACAAAGTGTTTGCCTTCATCGGATTTCGCCCACTCGCCAACAAAATCACCTAATGACTTGTCACCGATCACGGCGTTCCGTTTATCCCCGTCTACCTTAATCGTAACCTGCCCGGCCAATAGGGCCTTGACCGCCTTTTGCATTTCCGGTTTCACACCAGCTTTCAAAAGCGCCTCTGTCAATCCGTTGTCGACCAACAGCTTGGATGTAAAGCCTGATTCAGATTCCAGCGCCTTTTTGGCTTTTTCCGCGTCCGCCGTGGCCTGCTTTAAACTCTTTTCCGCCGCCACAAGCTTGGCCTGGGTGGCTTCCAGTTCCGTCTGCAATGCCTGGTGTTCCGCCGGGTCAATCGTGCTGTCTTTCTGGGCCTTTTTCAGTTTGGCCAGCAGTTCCGCGTTCTTGTTTTTAAGTCCTTCCGTAGCCTCGTTAACCGCCGCGTCCACAGCCGCCTGGATTGCCTTCTTTACTTCCGCATCGTTCAAATCTACTGCCATAATGTTTTCTCCTTTGGAGGGGCCTTGCCCTGATTTATTCCGGTCATTAACCGGTTATGTCACGCTGCCTTCTTTAATTGCTCTAAAGTTAATACTCGCCCGTCACCAGATACGAGGTCACGAAGCGTAATTTTGCCGCTTCGATATAAATTAGCCCGTCCGGGGCCTAACAGCTCGTCAAGATAATCATCATCATGGCGCTTCAAAAATGCATCAAAGCTGGTATCCGCCGGAACCTGTCCAAGATCACTGGCCCGCGTGCCCGTCTTCATTTCGTCAACATCCAGCCCTAATTCCCGATAAGATTTTAAAACCGGTAGCAATAAGCAACGGCAATTCGCGTGAATTGGCGGGTTCTGAAATTGAAAGCTGCCCTTCACCGGTTTATAATCAATATCCCATTCCGCCCCGTCTCTGGCCGCACAATTGAGGCATGATCTGCTGTCCAGCGTGCTTAAATGCCGGTAGCCTTTGTTAATATCATCATTGGCCTTGTAAACTTCCATTCTTGCATTATTGGCGATCTGCATAATTGAATCATGAACAAGCGTGGAAGCATTCCGCCATGAGATTTCCATAATGCCCGCAATTCCTTTTTTCTGTGAACCGACAATACGGGTTATTATTTCCTGTAATGTTTCACTTTGCGCCACTCCCTGCCGCACCTGAGAGGCGAATTTAAAGGCCAGGTCATCAGACTGCTTGGCCCACCAATCTTTCAGCGGCGCCCCTTGTAAAAGCGTGTCGCTGATCATGCTTTTCAATACGCTGGTTGCCGGCACGGAAGCATCGATGCCGATAGATACAAGCACCTTTTGAGTTGCATCCATTTCCGTTTTTGCCAGCCCGGTTAAATCCAGTTTTGTTTGAATGCCTGAGTAATATTCATTAATTATTGCCGTGCATTGATTCAATACTTTCAGCATCCGGGCCCGTGAAAAATCGGTAAGGCCGGTCAGAAGTTTGGCTTTCAATTCCTTTTGCATCTCCCGCAGGATTTCAAGCACACGCTTTTTTTCACCGGCAGAAAACCTCTCCAGAAGAAGATGATTTGCAATTACCTTGTCGGCAAGTATTTTGTCAGCCTTGTTCATTCAGCACCCTCCGGCGGGGGAATCCCTTTCGATGCAATCCGTTCCTGTTCGTCTTCCAGCGTGATATCTGAGGCCACCATTTCCCGTTTCTGTAAAAGATCAAACAAACCCTGATCGCTGAAGCCCGGAGCCCCCATTTGCCAGCCTTGCAGCCATGAGGCGAGCTCTTGTGGCGTAACTTCCGGGGGCATAAATTCTTGATTGAGGGTAATTCCGGTGTCTTTCTCTTCAACCCCAGCCCACTTGCTGAACGTTTGGAGGGCTTTTGTCAGCACGATACTGATTGTCTGAGCTATGGCCGACAAGATTGACGATTCCCCCGCTCGATGAATCTGGGCAGTTTGTGCCGTCTCCGTTGCCTTTTTCTCGCTGGAAAGCAGGCGAGCGCCCAGAATTGCCATTTGCTGTTCCAGCCGGTCTTTTTCTTTAGCTATCGGTTCCAACCCCTGCCCGGTATATTCAAGATATGTTGCCTTTGCCTGCGGATCAGGAAACACCCAGGCCGCGGACGAACCGACATAAAGCTTTTCACTTTCATTTTGCTTTGTATAACCGGATATAACGGGAGTTGGAAGGCCTCCGAAATGCAAGCCGTGCTTGTGATCTGCATCGAGACGATAATGGGCCAGGTTCACGTCAACCAGATCGATTAGCGGCGGTTCGTCTATTTCCGTCGTGGTGTCATCGACGCCCATAAAATAAAACGGGATAAAGCCAAGCGGTTTGCCGTTCATGAGCGGGAACAAATCTTCGCCTATTTGCTCATCTTCTTTTTTGTCGTTAATCCGGAATACGCGGACACGGTAAGCGTTTGATATTTCTCCGCTCAAAGCGCCGGTTAATGTAGCGCGAGGGACTAAATCAAGCACGCGGTAATGTGTTTCTGTTTTGTGCTCGAATTCATTACCTTCCAGGGAGGTATCTTCAGTCAGCACAACCATGGTTAAAACTGTAGCGTTGCCAATATGTGCCGTCTTCCAGTTGATGATTGATTCCGCTGGGTAAACTTGCATAGTGGGCCTGACGTTTAACTTTTGTGCATCAGCCAGCGTCATTTCCGCAACGGACGTTTGCGGATAATCGACCAGTATCCCCAGTCGTCCGGTTGTCAATACTTCCAGCGTCGATCTTTGCGCCAATATGTGGAAAGGAATGCCGGAAAGAGTCACGTCCTGGAGGTAAGGTTTGATAGAATCGGCAACATTGATAATCGGTTTTTTACGAAAAACCATACCGGAAAGAGCGGCAATGGTACGCCATACGGCATTATAGAACTGCGCCCGCGTGACATAGGCTTTATAATCGGTGTCGTCTTGATCTTTAAGGCGCGGCAAATACTTTTCACCGGCTGCATGAACGGCGTCCTGGCCGGCAACGGTATCCCGGCAGCGCTCCCATTTAGGGGCCATATTTATATAATTAGGATGTTGAGTATTTACTGTACTGGCCATTACACCCCCGCCAAATTAATTCTGGACATTGGTTTGATCACCGGGAATTCATAAGCTACAAAATAGGAATAGGCGTCATTCAGGTGATCAAACCCGGATGTTTTATCAGGCT